GTTTACATTAACCGTGGTGGTCGAGTCCGTAAGCTTGACCACTGGAATAAAGCAACTGCGATTGAAACAGCAAATCGCATTCACAGATTGGCAATTGATAATGGCGTTTCTGAAGTTCGTATTGACGCTGCTGGCCTTGGTGGTCCTGTCGTGGACCTTGTTGTCAGCTTGGCTGATGATCGCTATATTGTTATTTCCATGCTGGGCTCTGCTGCTAGTCCTGACAAAATGCGTTGGATCAATTCGAGGGCTGCTAACTACGACAATCTTAAGAATCTACTCGCAGATCACAAGCTGGATCTGGACCCGGAAGATAAAACACTAATTGATGAAATCCTAATGATTCAATATAAGTTCACACCTAAGGGTGCGATACAGATTGAGTCGAAGGATGATATGCGATCTAGGGGAGTTAAGTCCCCTGACCACCTGGATGCCCTTGTGTATGCCACAGCAGACCTCAGCAACTTGTTTGATGCACCATATGCAGACAAAAAGCCAGGTGACATGATCGTTTTTGACGATAACAATATAAACATGGGAGATCCGTTTCTTTCGAATTGGTCCTGGTAGAGACATAATAAAATGGTTTTACTAAAGGATTAAGGAAAAATAATGGATTTTCAGAAGCTTTCTACCGAGTTTAACGCAATGGTTCAGGAGAATGAACTATTGCGCGAGTCCTACTCGAGTATGGCATCAGCGATCTTGGCGTTTGATGATGCTGGGTGGAACACTGTAAGCAGTGCAACCGGTAATGGAAGCTTTACCCTCGACGAATTGCAGAAGGCTGCTGCTCGCATTCGTGAAACCAGCGAGGGAAATCCACTTCTGAAGCGAGGCTGCGGATTGCGGACTAGCTACATTTTTGGGCGTGGTGTAGAATTCGGCAATCTCGCACCTCGTTTTCAGAAGGTTTTCGACCTGCCACAGAACCAGGAAGTTCTGTTCAGCCCAGAGGCGCAGGTAATTAACGAGCGTAGCCACTTCACTGATGGTCAGTTCTTCGTGCTCGGCAACGTATCCACTAAGGGATTCCAGCGTGTGCCATTTGACCAGATCACTGCTACCGTAACCAACCCAGATGACGCTGAAGATGTATGGTACTTCCGTCGCACCTGGACTCGCAAGGCTCAGGATCTTGGCAGCGCAAAGACCAAGGAAACCACAATGAACGTGTGGTACCCTGCTGACACCTACACTCCTGAGAATGGTCGCTACATTTCTCGCATTCAGGACCAGCCAGTTGACCTAAACTTCCGCATGTTTGCAAGCCGTGTCAACCGTCGTGCTGGTAATATCTGGGGCTTGCCTGATGCCTTCCCTGCTTTGCCATGGGCCCACGCATATAACGAGTACCTCAAGGATGGCTCTCGCATGCTGAAGGCTCTGAGCATGTTCGCATGGCAGCTCAAGTCCAAGACCAAGACTGGTGGACAGAACGCAGCTGCAGCTATTGCAACATCTGCTACCGCTGGTTCGACTGCGGTGGTCGGTGACAGCATGGAACTGAGCTCGATGCCACGAGCCAACTCTGTGGATCTAGGCGATGGCCGTCCACTGGGATCGATGGTTGCATCTGCACTTGAGGTATCGGTTGTGGCTTTGCTTTCTGACCCAGGAACTTCGGGTGCTTATGGAACTGCACAGACGCTAGATGTTCCAACCCTTAAGGCAATGGAAGCTCGTCAGCACGTTTGGACTTTGTTCTACCGTCGAGTAATGAACTTCATTGGTGCCAAGGATGTAGAGATCAACTGGCCTAAGATTGAGACCGAGCCAAGCCAGCGTGTTGCACAGTCGCTGATTCTAGCCTACGAAGCTGGTGCCCTGTGGGAAGACGAGCTGCGTGATTCGCTAGTTGAGGCACTGGACATCAAGAAGATGCGTGCCGATCTGCCAACCACAAATGGCACCAAGAATGGTAATGCAGTAGCCTCAAGTGGCAGCGTTGTGCCTTCACAGGGAAACAGCGGAGCAGTCGGTTCGACACAGGATAATACCAACCAAACTCGTGCGCAGGATAACAAGCCAGTTGCCTAATTTTTGGCATGCTATAATTGAACCTAGCATAACGACGCTTTTGGAGAATTTATGACTACTCAGCTCAATGAGAGTTTGGATTTTTCGCTTGCCGCCCCATCTAAGGGCAACAAGTGGAAGGTCAAGGTTATTGAGTCTGGCTGGGGTAGCAGTGGCTACTACAGCTCGGACATGCTCGCACACTATGGACCACAGGTGTTCACTAAGGGCACCAAGGTTTTCATGAATCACCCTTCGGTTTCCGAAGCGAATGATCGTCCAGAGCGTAACGTTGAAAAGCTTGCCGGAAAGCTTGTTTCCGATGCCTACTTTACCGAGAATGGTCTAGTAGCAGAAATCGAATTCTACTCCCACTATGCTCCTATTATCAAGGAGATGGCTGGGGACGTAGGTCTGTCAATCCATGCAATGGGTAGTGCCGTCATGGGCGAAGCAGAGGGCCGCCAAGGTCCAATCATCGAATCTCTTGTAGCAGATCCGCTAACTAGCGTCGATGTTGTAACCGTAGCTGGTGCTGGAGGAAAGTTCCTCTCGCTCCTTGAAAGCTACTCCAGGAATAATACTGAAACCGAACAGGTTGCAGAATCCCTATCGGAAGGAAATGGAATGTCCATTACCAAGGAAGAGTTTGAGGCTGCAATCGCTGACCTCAAGACTGCCTTCGTTGAGGCACTCTCGCCTGTGATCGAGTCTGTATCGATCCTGGCTGAAGCCGCAGCTCCAGCTGAAGAGGCTGAGGTCGTTGAGGGTGAGGCCGAAGAGGCCGAGCCAGCTATCGACCCAGTTGACCTGGCTGCAAAGCTCAACGAGTCTGGCCTGCCAAAGATTGCACTCACTCGTGTAGTAGAGGCTCTCAAGGCTGAGGCTAACACCAAGACCGCAGACGAGATCATTGCTGACGAGAAGGCATACGTTGCCCAGGTCAGCGAGTCGGCTGCAGCTACTTCGACTGCCGCCACTTATGGCGTTATCGAGGAAGCATCGACCAATAACACCCCTGCAGAGCTGCTTGACGCAATCGTCGGCCGTATCGCTGGTAAGTAAGAAAAGGAAATAGTAAATGGCTCTTAATGAGATTTACAAAGTAGCCAGTGAGCTGGTCTTTCCTGTTGCAAGCACCGTAGTTTCGGGTGACCTTGTGCAGGTTGGTCAGGTTGTTGGTGTTGCACAGCAGGACGCTGTACTGGGTGAGGATGGCAACTACTACGCCACTCTGAAGCTCGACGGCGTTTTCAAGTTCACTTCGTCGGCAGCCTTCGCTGTTGGTGGAAATGTTTACCTGACTTCGGGTGGCGTTGTAAACGCAACCGCTTCGGGCAACAAGTTCATCGGTCACGCAATCAAGGCTAAGGCAACTACCACCGCTGGTGACGTTTACGTTCGCCTGGTATCGGCAGCTTAAGGATATAAAACATGACTGAAAACATTACTACTCGCCAGGTAGAGGCCGCAAAGCTTCTCGAGGGTGCAATCCGTGGTGACAAGGCTGACCAGCTGAAGCTCCGCGAAGGCATCGCTACTTCGGACCTGCCAGTTCAGCTGGCTCCGACCATCAACAAGATCATGCTTCAGAACTACGCAGACCAGCCAAAGGTCTGGGACATGTTCGCACAGAAGCTGACCGTTGACGACTTCCGTCCAGTTAACTACATGAACCTCGCCTACGAGGACGAGGGTGTAGACAACATGGGTGACAAGTTCCGTGAGGGCTCGCTACCTACCGTTGGCGAGTACGACGAGTACCCAACTGCTGGTTGGTTCTCGTTCAGCGAGGCTGAGTTCCAGGTTAAGAAGTCGGGTTCCCGTATCCGCTTCAGCTGGGAGTCGATCGTTAACGACAACAACATCTCGCTTCTTGAGCGTCTGCCAATCGAGCTTGCTCGCAAGGCTGCCGGTAAGGAAGACGAAGAGGCTACCAAGCAGCTCGTTTCGGCAAGCGGTCTGAACACTGCTAACTTCAAGTCGGGCAACGCTAACCTGCTGTCGGGCAACCCTGCCCTGACCCTGGAGTCGCTGGAGGCTGCTATCGTTGCTGCCAACCTGCAGACTTACAACGGCAAGCAGATCACTCCATTCAGCCGCTTCGTCCTGGTTGTAAACCCAGGTCTGGAGATGACTGCTAAGAAGATCCTGGCTATCCAGCAGGTTCGCACCGAGGTCACCTCGGGTGACACCGTTACC